TTACCGACTCAAGAAAACGTTCAAAAATTGGTTTTAAAATACCCCATAAAAATTCACCCACCTGTACAAGGATTTTTATGACATCAACGAATATTGCGATGACTTTTGCGATTATTGGGAATATATTTGCTTCAATCCATGCAAAAGTGGGTTTTAAGACATCATTCCATAATACCGAGATAGCCTTTTTAAGATTTTCCCAACTTGCAATAAATTCCTGCTTAATTTGCTTAACTAATAAATCAATCAGATTCCTGAACGGTTCTACGTTTTTATAGAGATAAATAAATGCGGCAACTACTGCTACAATTACTACAATTGCTATTGTAATAGGGCTTGTAAGAATAGCAAAGGCAGCTCCAATAAGTCCAATAATACCAATCACTATATTCAATCCAATCAAAATACCGGCTATCGCTGCAACAATAGGCAAGATTGTTTTCAACGGTTTCAAAATTGGCTCCAAGGTCTTTTTCCATTCTCTAAATTTTTCAACAATCTTTCCAGCCTGTTCATTTATCTTATTAACTTCTTCCGCTGTTAGCCCCATACTTCCGAACCCACCACCCGCACCTGCCCCAAGCGTTGAAGGTAATCCGCCTCCTGCTTCTCCTGCAGTAGCCTCCGGTGCTTTTAAAACGTTCAATTCATCAAAAGACGCAAGTCCGGCTAAATCCTTCTTTAATTTTTTTGCACTTTTTGAAGCATTATCCATACCACCGGCAGCCGAATTTCCTTGTTTCCCTATTCCTTTTAAAGCTTCAATAGGTTTCATTGAAAAGTTAGCCAGGTCTACAAAGTATTTGCCAACAACGGGCAATTTGGATAACAGAATCCCAATGATCCTAAACATTGCGACTATATATGCTGAGATTGATACCGAGAAATTATGTATTCCTGTAGAAGCTCCTTTTACTGCATTGTAAATTGACGAAAACAATTGATAAAAACCATTTGCGAGCGTATCTAGTATTGGCGATATAGCTTTACCTACTGTAGCCATTATTTGCACCCATTTTTGCTGTATAGATTGCCATAGTTTACCAGCCGATTGCATTGTTTTAGCATATACTCCGAGTACCTTTTCTCCTTCTTGGGTAACTAAATTGACACGCACTTGTGCTTGTTCTTGTGCAGATAATTGATTAATTGTTCTTCCAGTTTGAGCTGCAAAGTCAGAATAAGCATCATTAATTCTACCAATCTCCATGATTCCATCTACATATTGCTGATTACCTGTTCTGATGAATTTTGTTATTCGGTCAATACCTTCAGCAGAATCAACAAGAGCAGCCGCCGATAAATCCTTCATAGCAAGAACTAGACCTTCAACACCCGTTGCCATTTCCCCAGTTCTAGCATCTGCAACCTTTATATTTTCCGCTAATTTAACAACTCCCGATTGTGCTAGCGTTTTAATTACTTCCTCTGCTTGTATACCAAAGGTATTAGCCTCAGCCAAAGAATCCCGCAAACTATCCACTTCACTTGCTGTCATACCCATATTTTTGGCAACTGTATTAGTAGTGATTTCCAGTCTAGTAAGTTGTGTTCCATATCCCAATACCCCTCTAATAGCACTAGAAAACGCAGTTGTTAATCCTTGTGTGGTTCTATATATAAGACCAGAAGCAATATTCGCCTTAACCATTGACGAAAATAGTCCGCCCCCCATTTTGGAACTTGTTCTGTCAGTAGTTTTCTCTAAGCTCGATAACTGCTGCTGTACCTTTTGAATTTCTCCCTTAAATTGAGAGGTATTCGCCGTTATCAGCAATTTTAGTTCGTCTATTTCCATATATTTTGCCCTTTAAAGACTTAGTAATTATTCTCGCCATTCTTTCCATCTGTTCTGCTGTCATCTCTTTCTTTTTCCCCTCATCTTCTTGAGTAATTGGTTTTTTAGGATACTTTTTTGGATCGTTAAAAGCAAACATATTGTATCGACCAAATACCCAATTCAACCAGTCAACTTCTCTAATGCGTTCTTTTTCAATTTCATTATATATTTTTATATACTTATTATATTGTTTTGGCGTAATCCTCCAATAAGTCTTTAGATTGAGACCAATTCTGATTGCACCTGATTCTCCTCGCTCCCAGAAACTGCCGAAACATTCGTTTTGTCTTGGGGAACACGTGCTGTAACCTTTGCTTTCTCCGCTTCGATTGCCTTCTCTATATTCTCCCCCCGATCTAAAAAACCGGCATTTTGTAATGATGTTGCAATCAGTTTCAATAATTTAAAAATATCTCCTTGCTCCTCAGAAAAGTATCTCCCAATTGCACCTAATGCCTGCGCATCGGTTTCCAATCCCATGCCCTTTTTTACAAACAAGGACAAATTAGACATAGTTGGAGTATCCAATAATGTATAAAAAGGTCTATGTTTATTTTGCACCTCAATTTCATTGATGTTTTCTGGCGTGAATTTAAGATCCATGATTTTTAACTAATAAATAAAAGTCTATTCAACCAGGGGGAAAATTCCCCCCAGTTGAAATCAAAATCAAGCACTCGGTGTTGCGGCTGTGTAGTCAGGAGCTCCAGTTATTCTGAGGCTACCATTAAACTCACGAACGCCCTCAACAGTTGATTCGCCTTCTTTCCAAGATTTGACGAAACCTTCAAATTCCCAAGTAGAACCGCCTGGAAATTCTACTTTCCAGCTTTCTACTGTCTGTGCTAAAGCAAGAGCAAGCATATCCTCCATATTACTTTCGGATTTGATTTTACCTGCTAAAGGCACTTCACCGGCATCTAAGAAGCCAGCGATATATTCCTTGAAGCCACCAGTCGAATCAAGAGTAGTGACATCAATCTCATCTGATTCAACTCCAATTTCACCAATTGAAGTAAGATCAGCTATCGGGGCTTCAGTTTCTCCGTCGACATGGTACAGTTTTGTACCCATTGATTTTTCAGCAGCCATGGTGCGGTAATCTAATAAATAAAATAGAACCTCGTACTAACGTGACTGAACCCATCGGGATCAGGTATTTCGCCGCTAAATGACATTTGGAATCCTTGCTCTATCATACCAGTCTCAAGTGCTTTCAACAAGGAAGTAGTTTCGGTCGAATCATTTCCGAAAATATCAATGTTGATCTCACCATCTTGAAATGCAATCTCACCCTCTAAGTCGTACTCAGGAGTGTTATTTGCAACTGAGAAGATATAACAGGGCAAAGACATATCAGCCTCAGGTCTTTGCTGATATACAGTAATAGTCAATCCTTCAACTGTAATAGCTGAAAGTATTGAAAATATGTCTTCTTTTGGTTCATACATGCTCATGTTATTCTCTTTAATTCATTCTTGATATAGTCTCGCATATTCTTCTTAATTTTGCCAGCGTTGCGAGTGACTGCCGGCACAAAATATGGTTGTGCTTTCATTTTATAAGTTCCAAATTCAACGTAGATAGCATATTCAGCACTTGCCTTGATTAAACACCATTTATCTCTTTTGTTTACTGTTACTGTAATGTGATTATATAAATAGCTAGTCCTGCGAGGCACTAATTCTTTTGCAGTCCTTTGTATCATTGTTGCACCGTCTTTGATAGGAGGAAATACATCAATATTACCGATATTATCAAACTCCTTGAGAACTTTCTCAAGATTAACCATTTTTATAATTACGCTTTGACCCATTTTTTCGCGACTAATAGATAGTGCGAGTCGCTAGGTAATGACTTTATAACTTCATAGAAAGCTCCATTGAAACTAAACACCTGGCCATTCGGGATATTATCATTTGTAGTGATAGCAACCTCAATTTCTTCTTTGATACCGTAAGTTTCTTTTATATCATCTAATCCTGAATATCTAGTATTCCCAGTGAAAGTTTCCTCAGTTTCTTCAATTGCAACTTGTATAGCACCATCACTGACTTGATTGCGAGTGACATCACATTTAGTGAAAACCTTATCATAGAAAGTATTCGAGATATTTTGTTTGAAGTCATCGGTTAGTTTCATACCGTACCCAGTCTAAAC